CGCCACCCCGATCATCCTCCACGACCCCAGCACAACCACCCACACCCCCGCGGGGTGGAGCAGCCCGGTAGCTCGTCAGGCTCATAACCTGAAGGTCACAGGTTCAAATCCTGTCCCCGCAACCAAAATTATGGCGCTAAGTCAAAGACTTAGCGCCATTTTGCTGTCCGCGCCCGTGTTGCAAGCGAACGCAACACGAACACGAAAAATTCCAAATACTTACCGCCATTCCTGATTCTTCCGTGCGACACGGATGCGACACGGGCAACGCCAATGTTCGCGATGTGTTCGCGGTTGTGCGCTGCCCCGCGAATTGCTTCTCGCGTTGGTCCGCAGAGCGTAGAACCAAGTTGCTATACGAGCGCCGTGGAGCGTCATTGGGCGGGATGAATGATGGAGTCCGCCGATGAGAACAGAGTGCACCAACGACAACGCCCTCGACGCCTTCATCACCCGCAAGGCCGAGATCGACGCCATGTTGGCGCGGCTCGCCGCGCTTTCCGAAGAGCATTTCGGCTACGCGCCCGACGAGATCAACTGGGGCCACGTCGGAACTCTCGCGCACTACGCCGAGCTCCTGAAGCACATCACCGACGCCGCCTTCCAGGAGGGCGAGCACCAGCCGAATAGTCGTCTGTAGCCTCAGACGAGGCGTAGGTGGGGCCCGCCCTTCTTTCGTGGTCCAAGTTGCAGGCCGTGGAACTCGACCAGATCGGAGCCATACATGTGCAGCATGGTCTCCAAGTCCTCCAACGAATAGCCGAGCGTTTCGATATGGAGCTGGAATAGCTTGCTCACCGCCTGGGGTCGCTCTGCCGGGAAATCAAGCTCAGGAGGCTCGCGCAATCGCATCTTCCGCATGCTGAATTGCTGCCAAAGATAACGCTCTTGGTTCGGCGTCACGGCGCCAAGCGCTCGGGCGCGCATCAGCAGCGACTGCATTGCCACCTTCCACTCGGGCTTAAGCGCCGCCAGTAAAGCGAAGTCGACACGGCGACCCGCGAAGTACGGACGGATGTCCTTTGCGGGCATCAACAGCGCGCCAGCGAAGGCGTTGGCTTCGTCCTCCATGTGGGGCGTTGGGAACCTATGCATTACAAGATGCCCCAGCTCATGTGCGAGGGTGAAGCGCAAGCGATCGGCGGGCTGCTCAGAATTCAGAATGACCAATGGCGGAAGGCCGGGAACTGAGAAGGTCACCCCGCTCACTGACGATTGCCCGAGATTCGAGTGCACGACGATGACTCCGGCTGCTTCGACGAGCGCCGTGAGATTTGCAATTGGTCCTGGGGGAACCTTCCAGTGCGCTCGGACCACTCCCGCGACCGCCTCGGGATCTCCATAGTCATCGATATCGAGTTGCGGGACGCCGGGCCCAGAATCGACCTCAGCAGCCTCCAAGAGTCGGCGGAGATGCATGGTTCGGAAGTTCAGGTCAGCGACGAGGCGATCCATCTCTTTCGCAGGCACACTCGTCTTCTTACGCCACATTGGGTGAACCGAGACAGGCGCGCCGTATACGGTGTCCGGTTGAAAAAAAAACGAACGCGGAAGCCCGTAGACGGATACTGCACGGTCGAGCAGATCGTCCGAAGGTTCAATTATGCCGTTCTCGGCACGCGAAAGCGTGGCTTGGGCGACGCCGAGTCGGTCTGCGGCCTCGCCCTGCTGGAATCCCTTTCGTTGCCGCGCGATGCGCAGCATTCCTCCATTTACGGGCATCGTGCTTACCCGCTGTTCTTATCGTCGTTGATCTTTTTGCCGGCATTGCGCGCGCCGCGGAGTCTGACCACTGCGCCGATGTCGGGCGACGAGGTGGGCTGCGGCAGCGGCAAGACTGGCGCCGCGCGCCGATCCTCTATGTCATATGACCAAAGACGCGTCCCATTGTCTCGGGCGGCAACGGCGACGCGGTCGATCTGCGTCTCGATAGTGTTCAGGACATAGACCACATCCACCTTCTGGACGTCGGGCAGCCCCGGAATGACCATCTGAGGGTCGGTGAAGTTCAGCACGGCCTGCGTTTCAATATTGCAGCCCAAGCCGTTCGCATCGCCTTTCTTAAGCCTAAGAAGAAGCTCTCGCCCTATGAGGAACTTGGCCGTCTCGTCCTGATGGATAACGTGGACGTCAGAGCTCCCGTCGAATGCCTCAATAGCCCGCTTCACCATGAACTCATGGACCAAGCAGGCCCGTGTGCGCGGATATCTGAGCGTCGAGCGATGAGGCGACGCCATCCAGTCACTCCAGGCGCCGTGGACAATATCAAGGATCGTCGGCTCGAAAGCCGAGAGGATCCGCCTCACCTCTGTCTCGTCCGCCAGCGCCATGTCGCCTCCTGATTCCTGAGACGGCAGAAGATCATAGTGCGTTTGCAAAAGCAACAGAAATTTTGCACGACCCCATTCAGTCCTAGGCTGCCGCCGCCGTCGCCACCCCATCCAGCCGCACGCGGACCGTGGTGATGCCGTTGCCGGCGGCCTCGGTCGCGATGCCGACCGGATAGAGACCGGTGCCCGGCAGATCGATCCGCTTCTCCGTGGCGTCCCAGGCGACCTGCGCGCCGGCCGCGATCACGGCCGTGGAGTTCTTCGGCAGGATATAGACGCCGCGCGTGGCGATCTCGACGGTTTCGCCCTCGGCTGCGGTGAAGGCGGCGATGCCGAACAGGCTACCGACGATGACGCCGTCGCCCGAGGCGAAGCCGCCGGCCGGTGCGGTCACGGTGATCACGTCGCCGTTCTGCATGAAGGTCTTCATGGCTCAGACTCCTTTCGATGATGCGATGCGGACGACGGAGATGCGGCTGCCGCCGGCTACCGCGAGCTTGCGGTCGAGGTCGGCGAGGGCCGCCGCCATCTCGCCGTCGGTGGCGTAGGTGACGCGCTTGCCGTCGTATTCGACGGTGCGGACGCCCCGGTAGCGCGCGGCCATCAGGGCGTCGCGCCAGGCGGTGAGCTGGGCGAGGTCCGCCATCACGCACCGGGGTTCATGAACCAGCCCCGGTGGTCGACGAAGCCGGCGCCGAAATCGAGGATGACGCGGATCTCGACGCCATCGACGTCCCAGCCGGAGCGGCTCTCGACCTGCGGGCCTTCGTTCCCGGACAGGTAGGCGTACTCCAGCCCGTCGATCTCACCCGGATCGGCGGTGACGTACCAGCGCGTGGCGCTCGTAAGACGCGGCTCCACCACCAGCGACAGCGAACCGGAGAACGGGTTCACATCGGCCGCCTTGGCAGGCGCCACGGTCGCCAGCCACTTCTCTGCATCGGTTTCCAGTGCGGGTGGCACCAGCAGGTTCTTGGGCGTCACGCGGATCGTGCGATCCTCGATGCCCTTCTGGGTGCGAAGCGCCAGACGCGCCGCCGACAGCGTGGTGTCGGAGATCGCCGCACCGGAGCCCGCCTTGTTGCCGTGATCGGCATGGAACAGCGTCTTGTTGTCCGAGAGCTTCGGGCCGTTGCCGGTGTTGGCCTCGAGCAGGTCCACCAGGATGCGGGCCTCGGTATCGGCCGCGCCCTGGCCCATGCGGCGGGCAAGGTCAGAGAAGGCGCCGAGGTCGTCGTTGACCAGCACCTGCCGGGTGATGCCGATCTTGCGGGCCCAGGTCTCGACCTTGTAGGCCTCGCGGGCTTCCGCCATCGTCCCCGCCTTGATCTCGCCGTGCTCGTTGAGCTTTTCGAGCAGGGGCGCTTCGCCGAGCATGATTTTGTTCACCGCCCGGAAATCCCGCGCCGTGGTCTGACGGCCGAGGCGGCGAACACCAGCGGGTGCCGCCTGGTAGGCGTCGCGCAGTACACGGCCGACGGTGTCGCCGAGGATGATCGGGAAGTCGGACGTGGTGTGCAGGGCGCGGGTGATGATGCTCGCCGGCGACAGGCCCATGGTGCTCTCGCCGCGTAGCGTCAGCAGTTCCTTCGCCATATCGACCGGTGTCGCATAGGCATAGCGGCGGGCAGGCTCCGAAAGCTGGTGCTGCGGATTGATCCGGGCATACAGCGCTTCGCCCATCTGGTGGGCTCGAAGCGCCGGCTCGTCCTCGCTCTCGCCGATCTCGACGCGGACTTGTTCGGTCCGGATCGCGGGCGCGGAGCGCTTGGCCAGCGCCTCGAAGGCGGCACGGCGTGCGGCGTCAGCGTCCGCCTCGGCGTCGATCTGCCCATCCACCCAGCTCTGGTCGAGGCCGGCGATGCGGGCGATGGATCGGATCTCGGCGTTGACGGCGGCGCGGGTCTGCGTCTCCGTCGCGGGCGGCGCTTCGGCCGCCCCAGTGTCGGTATCAATCATGTCGGTCTCCATTCGTATCTTGGCGCCTGGGTCGGCGGGTGTCGGCACCAGGGAAATCTCGTGCGGCGTCCAGCGAACGGCGGTGAGCACCCGCGCGCCGTTCTCCTGGCTCTCGGCCCATTCCTCGACCGAGTAGCCGACCGAAACGTGGCGCAGGATGCCGGCCAGCACGTCCTGCCAGATCGGCTCCACCTCGGGCCTGCCTGAGAACTGGATCAGCGCCGTGCCGCGCTTGCCGTCGACGGCGGCGCTGCGGACGGAGCCCAGCACATCGCGCACGGCCGACTGGCGATGCGCATCAAGCACGCTGGCGCCCTTGAGTCGGGACAAGTCCACGGCGGCGGCATCCAGGCTGAGGCGCTCGATATATTCGCCCGCCATGTCACGCCGGCGCACGGGCGCGCCGGTCGACCAGATCACCTCGACGGTGCGTGCGTCGCGGTCGGCAGTAGCGGGCGCGAGGTCGGCGCGGCGGGTCAGGAGCGTGATCGTCTCAGGCATTGGCCACCTCCGTCGTGACCCGCTTCGCGCGGGAGAAGTCGAGCCCGAGCGATGTGGCGCGCTCTTGGTCGGCGGCGATCTCGGCATCGACCTGCTCGGCGTCATAGCCGCGCTCGGAGATGGCCTGCGTGCGGCTCTTGAGGCCTGCCTCGATGGCGAGGATCTCGGCCTCGACGTCCTTCTTGGGATCGACGTAATCGAACTTCGGCGGCAGCCACTCGCAGCCGAGATAGGCTGCCGGATCGCGGTCGAAGTCGCGCGCCGGCAGCTCGCCCGAGAGCACGGCGAGGCGAACGAAGCGTTCCCATACCGGCCGGCAGAACAGGTGGACGACGACATTGTGCTGAAGCTGCTCGACGCGGCGGCGGAACTCGATCAGCCCAGCGCGGATCGAGGAATAGGTGACGCCTTCGAGATCGCCCGAGACGAGCTCGTAGGGCAGCCCCAGCCCGGCGGCGACGGCGCGTAGATGGTTCTTGACGAAGGGCGCGTAGGCATCGTGCTCCGTCGGGTTGGAGAAGCGGATGTCGGCGCCGGGCGGCAGCGGGATGAGGCTGCCGGGCTCCATGCCGACCTGCAGCACGCCGGCATTGCTCGTGCCCGATAGCCCGCCAACCGTGCCGTCGGGATCGGTAATGAAGCCGGTGAACAGGGCCGCGACCTTGGCCTTGACCAGGGCTGCATCCTCGAACTGATCGAGCTCGTGGAGGCGCAGCAACACCGGCGCAAGCCAGGTGATGCCGCGCAGCTGGCCCGCCACGAGTGGCTTGAACAGATGGATGCAATCGGCGGCGGGG